TGGTCATCGCGTCGGCGTTCGCCATCACGCACGGCGTCGCCACCGCGGACACTGAGATCTGGAACGGCCAGGTCACCGCAAAGGAGCGCGTGCACGGCACCTACGAGCAGTCGTACGACTGCTTCTGCACGACCGACAGCAAGGGCAACCGCTCCTGCCAGACGTGCTACGAGACGCACTACACTGCCAAGTGGACGTGCGACACCACCATCGGCGGCTACACCATCGACAGCATCGACACCACCTCGCGCATTCGGCGAGATGCAACGCCCAACCCGCAGCGCTGGACCATCATCCAGCCGGGTGACCCGGTTTCAAAGCGGCACTCCTACACGAACTACGTACAGGCCGTTCCGCAGACGCTCTTCCGCCCAGTCGGTGCCTCGCTCAAGGCTCGCTTCGCCCCTCTGCTGCCGGCCTACCCTGACCAGGTCTACGACATCTACCGCAACGACAAGTTCCTGACGCCGGGCTACTCGACACCGGATGTCGCGGCCTGGAACGCCGGTCTCAACGAGCTGCTGAAGGTGCGCGGTCCTCGCAAGCAGGTGAACGCCATCGTGGTCATCGCCAAGACGGACGACGCGAACTACGCCTACGCTCTGCAGGACGCATGGGAAGGCGTGAACAAGAACGACGTCGTGCTCGTCATCGGCAGCACCCAGTGGCCGAAGATCGACTTCGTCAGCGTGCTGAGCTGGACCAAGAACGAGCTGTTCAAGGTGCAGCTGCGCGACGAGGTGCAGGCGCTCGGCTCGATCCAGCGCGAGAAGGTGCTCGAGATCCTGGGTCGCCAGATCGACACGCAGTTCGAGCGCCGCCACATGTCTGAGTTCAAGTACCTGTCAGGCGAGATCGATCCTCCTCTGTGGGTGCTGGTTCTCGTTGGCCTGCTCGTGGCAGGTGGAGCGCCCCTGGCATGGTTCCTCTACAACCGCCAGTTCAACTCGCGCCGCCCGTACCGGAGGTTCTGATGAAGGTCTTCACCGCGCCGGAAGGCGTTCTCATTGGGTGGGGCGAGAGCACCATCTTTCTCGCCGGCTCCATCGAGCAGGGCAAGGCCGCCAACTGGCAGCAGGTCGTCATCGATGCCCTCAAGCAGCACCGCGACGCCGACGACCTCGTGATCCTCAACCCGCGGCGCGATGCGTGGGATGCGATGTGGGACCAGACGGAGGACAACCCCGAGCTGGTGAAGCAGGTGCGCTGGGAGCTGGCCAACCTTGAGCTGGCTGACCTCACCTTCTTCTACTTCCAAGCTGGCACGTTGTCACCCATCTCGCTGCTCGAGCTCGGAAAGGTCTGCGGCGCCAACCAGAACGCCATCGTCGTCTGCGAGCCGGGCTTCTGGCGGCGCGGAAACGTCGCTGTCACCGCTGAGATGGCGCGCATCGAGGTCTTCGATCACCTCGATGCTGGCATCGAGCGACTACTTCAAGTGGACTTCTAACCTGCGCAAGCGCATGTACGAAGTCGAGCAGATGCTCTACAATCACTTCGCCAACCACCCCACCCTCACCAAGGAAGCACCATGAACCAACTGAAGAACCAGCGCGGCGGCATCAGCGTCGGCGCCATCGTCGGCCTCGGCGCCGCGGTCGTGATCGGCCTCACCGTCGTCACGAGCTACATCAGCGCCGCCAACTACGGCAACCGAACCGAGAACGCGCTCGACGCGAAGCTCGAGAACAACGAGAACATCTACGCACAGGGCACGCAGAAGGTCGTCGAGATGGCCCAGGTCCCGCAGATGTACGTCGAGGCCGTGTCGAAGGTCACGAAGGACGCCATCGGCGGCCGCTACGGTGCCGACGGTTCCAAGGCCGTGTTCCAGATGCTGCGCGAGCAGAACCCATCCCTGGACCCGAGCATGTTCACCAAGATCCAGCAGGTGATCGAGGCGTTCCGCAACGAGTTCCAGAACAACCAGACCGCCATGATCGACATGAAGCGGTCGTACAAGAACCAGCTCGGCTACGTCTGGTCGGGCTTCTGGCTCCGCATGGCCGGCTACCCGAAGACCGACCTCAGCAAGTACGACATCGTGACGACCGACAAGGCGCGCGAGACCTTCAAGACGAAGCGCGACACCGGCATCCAGCTGCCCGGCATGCGTCCCGCCAACTGATCACCACGCCTACAAGGAGAACACGACATGTGGGACAAACTCAAGGGCATGGTCTGGGAAGAAGATCCCAACACGGTCAAGGCCGCACCGGTGGCCAAGTCCGCCCCCGCCGCTCAGCCCGCCACCGGCGGGGCGCCGGCAGCGACCATCGGCAGCTTCACCCCTGGCGTCAACCCGCAGTTCGTCGAGGCCATCCGCAAGGGTGTCTTCTCGAAGAACACGGCGCTGACGCAGCTCATCACGGCCGCTGATGCTCTCGCTGAGCTGATCCCGGACCAGATGACGCGCTTCAAGGCGGCGTACAAGACGACCGGCAACGGCCGCTCGCCGCAGCAGATCGTGCAGGCGGTGGACATCCACCTGGCTGACGTCGACGGCGAGGAAGCCCGCTTCAAGGTCGCTCTCGACCAGAAGCTCGGCTCCGAGATCCAGCAGGCGACGCTCACCGTGCAGCAGGCTGACGCAGCGGTCGAGCAGATGCGGGCTGAGATCGAGCGGGCGCAGCAGCGCATCGCCCAGCTGCAGACGCAGATCACCGAGACCAGCGGCAAGCGCGCTGAGGCCGCGAGCGCGGTCCAGACCAAGACCGCTGAGCTGGAGAACACCGCCGGCGCCTTCAAGCTGGCCGCGAACGCTGTCCGCGCCGAGCTGCAGCAGATCAAGGTGACGGTCTCCACCGCCCTCGCCTGATCTACCACCACTCACCACACCGAAAGGAAACACAACCATGGCTCCGCAACTCCCGAGCATGGCGGAAGATCGCTCTGCAAAGAGCTTCTGGTCCCGCCCCGAGGGCACCACTGGCATGCTGATGATCGCAGGCGGCCTCGTCGCCTCGTACTTCCTGCTGCCGCCGCTGAACACGATCATGGAAGGTCTCGTGAAGCTGCTCAGCAACACGCTGCACGCCACCTTCCTCGGCATCGCGCTCTTTGCCGTGATCTACGTGATCACGAACAAGAAGTTCCAGACGCTGATCCGCTACTTCTTCAAGAGCGCGATGCGCTGGCTGACGTCGTGGTTCGTCGAGATCGACCCGATCGGCATCATGCGCAACTATGTCGAGGACATGAAGGAGAAGCAGGGCGTCATCGCGACGACGAAGGACAAGCTGCGCGGCCAGATCAAGGTGCTCGAGGAGAAGATCCGGAACAACAGCCTCGGCTACGAGAAGGCAATGGCGCTGGCCAAGGAAGCTCAGAAGCAGGACAACAAGGCTGCCCTCCGCGTTCAAGGCAACCAGGCCATGCGCCTCGAGACGGTGAACAAGGAGACGTACGGTCCGCTGCTCGAGCAGATGAAGGCCCACCACCGCCTGGCCGAGAAGATCTACGAGGTCATCGGCGTGCACATCGCTGACCTGTCGAACGAGGTCGAGGTACAGAGCGATCGCCGCAAGATGATCCTCGCCTCGCACAGCGTGATGAAGGCAGCCAAGGCGATCCTGCAGGGCGGCACCTCGGAGCGCGAGCTGTTCGACCAAGCGCTCGAGTTCGTGGTCGAGGACTACGGCATGAAGCTCGGCGAGATCGAGAGCTTCATGGACGCCAGCAAGCCGTTCGTCGACAGCCTCGACCTGCAGAACGGCGTCTTTGAGAGCGAGGCTCTCAAGCGCCTGACGGAATGGGAGAACAAGTCCGACAGCGTGCTGCTCGGCAACCAGAAGCAGGCCCTGCTCGCCCACGACCTCTCGAGCTCAACGCTCGGCCAGGGTCTCGGCGTGCCGGCCGCCGGTTCGGTGGACTACTCGGAGCTGCTGATCAAGCGCTAAGCTTCGGGTAGTGGTGAGGAGAGGGGCCCTTCGGGGCCCCTCCTGCCATCTGGAAAGTGTAACCTTCGCAACCTGTTGTACTTGTCGCTCAACCTGGACTACAATGACCATACTCGCTCGCAAGGCGAGAAGCTGACCAACTCTACCCGCAATTGAAAGGACAACCGTGGCTCAGATGAAACCCCTGCCCAAGGCAATCGCCATCTTCGGCGGCCTTGCGGTGCTCTTCTTCGCCGGCAAGTACGCCGTCGAGAACACCTCCCTCGCCAAGTACGTGGCACCGAAGCCGACCATCGCCGTCGCCGTGCCCGACAAGATCGACCTCCCCACCACCGTGGCTGCCACCACCGGCAGCTCCACCCTCTCGGCGCCGGCCGTCAGCGGTGAAACCGTTCGCGTCAAGGTCCTCGCCTGGAACGGCGTGAGCGGCCTGACCTACGCCAAGGCCAGCGGCGCGCTGAAGGCCAAGGGCCTGAACGTGGACATCAAGCGCGAAGACGACTACAGCAAGATGATCGCCGACATGGCCGCCTTCGCGAAGGACCCGGCCCAAGGCGTGCACTTCGTCGTGATCATGGGCGACGGCTACCCGGCCTTCGCCATCGGCGCGAACGAGGCGCTGAAGCCGTTCAACCAGTCCGTCTCGGCCATCGCCGGCATCGGCTACAGCCGCGGCGAGGACAAGTGCATCATCGCTGGCGACGCCGAACCGCGCGGCAGCCTAATCGCCGGCGTTCTCGGTGACGGCGACATCAACATCTGCATCAAGTACGCCAGCGACAACGGCATCCCCGTGAACGCCGACCCGAAGGTCTACGTGCCGAATGCGATCAACTTCACCGGCGTGTCGGCCTTCACCGACGCTGACCAGAAGTTCATCAGCGGCGCCTGCGAGGAGCGCTCGAACGTCGAGACCGGCAAGAAGCAGAACGTGTGCGTGAACGGCACCGCCACCTGGACGCCCGGCGACACGAACGTCTTCACGCAGATGAAGGCCAAGGGCAAGAGCATCCGCGTGCTGGCCTCCACCAAGGAGTACGCCTACCAGATGCCGTCGCTCCTGATCGGCAACAAGCAGTGGATGGCGAAGCACCGTGACGTCGTGAAGGCCCTCTTGGCCGCCACGTTCGAAGGTGGCGAGAAGGTCCGCAGCGACAACGCCGCTCTGATGGTCGCCGCTGCCGAGAACGCGAAGGTCTTCGGTGAGCAGGACGCCAGCTACTGGGCCAGCCTCTTCAAGGGCACGACCGACACCGGTCCGGACGGCAAGACCATCTCGCTTGGTGGCTCGACCACGAACGGCATCGCTGATGCAGCCTTCATGTTCGGTCTGAACGGCGCCGACCCGCTCTTCAAGAAGGTCTACACCGTGTACGGCAACATCGCGGTCAAGTACTTCCCGGACGTGATGCCTGGCGGCCTGCGCAAGTTCGAAGATGTCGTCGACACCAGCTACGTCGCTGAGCTCCTGCAGGGCGCCACGAACGTTGCCAAGGCTGCCACGCCGACCTACTCGGCTGCCACTACCCAGACGTTCGCTGCGAAGGCCGTGTCCATCGAGTTCGACACCGGCAAGGCCACCTTCACGCCGAAGGCAGTCGCTGCGCTGAACGCGATCCTCGACGACGCCGCTGTGACGGCGCTGAACGTGCAGATCAACGGCCACACCGACAACGTCGGCGACCCGACTGCCAACCTGGCGCTGTCGAAGGCCCGTGCTGAAGCCGTCAAGCAGTTCCTGATGACGAACGCTCCGGCCAACTTCCCGGCCGAGCGCGTGACGGCCCGCGGCTTCGGTGACACCCAGCCGGTGGGTGACAACAAGACGGCTGCTGGCAAGGCCCAGAACCGACGCGTCGAGATCCTGCTGCGCAAGTAAGCAGGCATGTGAGAGGGCTTCGGCCCTCTCCTTCCGAGAGCGCTCGTCGAGAGCGCTGCCTGAGGGAGCATCGCATGTACCGTCTCATGATCGTAGTCTCTCGTGGTCCTGAAGCTGGCCTCACCTCACAGGTGGTTGAGTTCAGTACCAAGCAGGCAGCTGACAGTGTTGCTGAGCAGCTCAAGGAAGAGGACAAGCGGTACGAGCGTCACAGCATCATCGTGCTCAAGCTCTACAGCGCGTACTAGGATCCCAATGCTCACTTCTCTCTTCACACCCTTTCACATGGGGCGGCGCTTCAGCGCCAAATTCCTTGCGGCCGGTCAGCTTGTCATCTTGCTTGGCCTCTGGTGCGTCGCCCCGTCATCTACCGGCCTGCCCTCACCGCTCGGCGTGTTTGAGGCGTGGAACACCCTCGCCACAACGAAGGGCCTGCTGGTCGAGCTGTTCAGCTCGATGAAGGTGATCGGCTACGCGCTGGTCCTCTCCACGCTCATCTCCTGGAGCATCGCATGTCTCTCTACCGCCGACTTGTTCAAGGCGTTCGGCAACTTCGTCTCCGCCTTGCGCTTCCTTGGCTTCGCCGGTCTGACGTTCCTGTTCACGCTGTGGACGAGCTCGCAGCTGGAGCTGAAGGTCAGCCTGCTCACCTTCGGCATGACCGTCTTCTTGGCGAGGTCGATGATCGACGTGGTTCGCTCGGTGCCGCTGACCGAGATCGACTACGCACGAAGCCTTGGCCTCAGCGGCTGGAAGCTGACCTACGAGCTGATGCTTCGTGGAAAGAGCGGTGACATGCTGGACCTGGTGCGGCAGAACGCGGCCGTCGGCTGGACCCTGCTTGCCATGGTGGAAGGCATCACCCGCTCTGACGGCGGCATCGGTGCCATGCTGCTGAACAGCAACAAGTACTTCAACCTCAACGACGTCTTCGCGATCCAGCTGACCATCCTCAGCTACGGCCTGGCCCAGGACTACCTGCTCAGCCTGCTGCGGCTGGCGGTCTGCCCGTGGACCCGCCTCAACCGGAGCGATCGGTGATCAAGCGCCTCCTCGACTGGCTGTGTGAGGCCCTCATCGTGGCCGAGCACGCTCGCTACCGCGTCTTCATCAGGAGCAAGAAGTGATCCACATCATTCTCGACGGTGATGACACCGTTTCTGGGCAGGTGATCAGTCTTCCTGAGGTGCCTCGCAAGAACGAGTTCATCGTCGTCGGTGAAAACGTCTACCGCGTCGAGGCCGTAACGTGGTACAGCCAAGGCTGGGCCGCCTATCCTGTCAAGATCCATCTCGAATTCCACAAGGTCTTTCGCGCATGAACGCCCGTGCCTACACGAAGAACGAGCGCCTGCTGACCATCGAGAACCTCTCGCTGGCGTACGGCCCGAAGGTCATCCTTCGCGACATCAACCTTCACGTCGACAACATCGTGCGAGAAGGCATAGAGCAGGGCCAGGTCGTTGCGCTGCTCGGCCCATCGGGCATCGGCAAGACGCAGCTCTTCCGCTGCATCGCTGGCCTGCAGCCGCCCACCACCGGCTCGGTCAAGATCGGCGTTCAGCAGAAGGTCGCCGAAGCTCATGACGTCGGTGTCGTGCAGCAGTCCTACCCGCTGCTCCAGCACCGCACCGTGTGGAGCAACCTCATGCTCGCCGCGCACCAGCGCTACGACGCGAAGCAGGCGGTCGTTGAGGCTGACAAGCTGCTCACGCACTTCGGCCTGATGGACAAGAAGCAGAGCTACCCTCTCGAGCTGTCGGGCGGCCAGCGCCAGCGCATCGCTATCACGCAGCAGCTGCTCGGTGCCAACAACTTCCTGCTGATGGACGAGCCGTTCTCCGGTCTCGACGTTGTGGCCAAGAACCGCGTGTACGACACGATCCTGCACACCTCGACGGTGCACGAGCACAACACGGTCATCTTCACGACGCACGACCTCGAGTCAGCAGTTCGCCTTGCCGACGACGTGTGGGTGCTGGGTCGCGAGGAAGGCAAGCCAGGTGCGACGGTGATCAAGCGCATCGACCTCATCGAGCGCGGTCTGGCCTGGGACCCGCAGATCGACAAGAACCCAGCCTTCTGGCCCACGGTTCAGGAGCTCTACGCCCTCTTCAAGACGCTGTGAGATGTGGCTTGTACTGGTCAACCTGCGTTCGCCAGTGTACGACCTGAGCAGGTTGGTCTACAATCACAATACCACCTCACCATTCACCAAGGAGCAACTGAAGTGTCATTCTCCCGCATGAAGCCCCTGCCGAAGTTCATCATCGTCACCAGCGTGGTGCTTGGCGTCATCTTCGCCGGCAAGTACGCCGTCTCGATGCTGCCGAAGTCTGAGCCCGCGGTGGCTCCGGCTCCCGTGGTCGCGGTCCCTGCCGAGAAGAGCGCAGAAGGCCAGGCCGCCATCGCAGCCACTCCGGCACCTGCCCCGACAGTTGCTCCCGCTGTCGAACCGGCGCCCACCCTGACCCCCGCCCCGACCAACGACGCCGGCCTGGCCAATGTGCTCGGCTCCACCAAGAAGTGAGAACCCACATGAAGCGCACCCTTCTCGCCGTCGCCGCGCTGGCCTTCGTCGCCTCCGCCGGCGCCAAGCCCTTCGGCATCGCCTCCGCCTCTCCCAACGGCACCAACTGGCCGATGACCGAGGACATCCGCGCCGTGTGCTCAAAGCCCGGCTCCGAGATTGAGAACGTCGTGACCAACGGCACGCTCGACAACATCGTGATGGTCTACGGCGACCCGCGTGCCCAGTTCGGCATCGCGCAGCTCGACGGCCTGAAGTACCAGCAGGGCCAGGACCCGAAGATGATGGAGAAGATCCAGGTCGTCTTCCCGTTCTTCTCCACCGAGATCCACCTGGTTGCCAAGGACGGCTCACCCATCAACGACCTCTCGCAGCTCGCCGGCAAGCGCGTCATCGAAGGTCCCGAGGGCTCGGGCACCTGGGTCTCTGTGCAGGTGATCAAGGCCCTGACCGGCATCAAGTGGCAGGGCTTCTACGCCACGCAGGCCGAGGGCATGAAGCTCGTCACCGCGGGCCAGGCCGATGCGATGTTCATCGTCGCCGGCAAGCCGGTCGGCATCATCCAGGAAACCCCCGGCGTCAAGCTGCTGCCGCTGAAGCACCCCAAGCTGGACGAGTTCCCGCTCTACACGAAGGCACTGATCCCGGCCGGCACGTACCCGGGCACCAAGATCTCGGTGAACACCTACAAGGTGGACAACGCGCTGATCACCTACGCGTTCAAGCAGGAGCGCCAGGCCGAGATCGCCGACCTCGTCTCGTGCATCTCACGCAACATCGAGAAGCTGCAGAGCGGCGAGAAGAACCCGCTGACCGGCAAGTCGTTCCACCCGAAGTGGCGCGACGTCGACCCGCTCGACATCAACCGCATCTCGTGGCCGGTTCACTCGGCTGCCAAGGCGGCGATCAACCGCGAAGCGAAGAAGAAGTGAACCCGATCGTCAACGTCCAGCACTTCTGGCGCTGCGTGACCAACGAGGCCTTGAGCCTCCTGGCCACCGCAGGCCAGCAGTGGTCGATCATGTACCTCGAGACCATCTCGGGGACGTCTGCGAGGATGATCCCCGAGAGCGCGTTCGTCGAGCTGGAAGTCAAGATGATCGAGGGCATCCTCTCGATCCGTGCCACCGAGTGCGATGACCGGCTGCAGCCCGTGATCAACGGCGTCTTCATGCAGCTGGCGATCGAGGAGGACGGCTACATCGTCCTCACTTCCTCGAAGAACCCGAAGCCGGTTACATTTCAACCGCCTCGACCTGCTGTTACAACCTGAGGTGTACAATCAGCAAAAGGTGTGATACAATCACCCTAAGCTGACCAGCTCAGACTTTGGAGAAACCACAACCATGACCAAGCGACTGTACGTTTCATCGGCCGTTCAAGCCCACCTCCTGCAAGCCGTGCTCATTCCCCAGATGAAGGACGGGTTCTGGAAGGACCACCGTCCGGCGGATCACGCGCAGCACTGGACTGACGTCGAGATCGTCGTCACCTCCGACAGCACCCTCGGCGCCGACGGCTGGAAGATCCCGCGCACCTACAACTTCGTCAACCCCGACTTCATCAAGCCCAACGAGCAGCTGCTCGTCTCCGCGGCGCAGGCTGTCAAGCCCAGCTCGAACTTCCGCTCCGTCAAGAAGGAGCTGATCGAGCTCTCGCGCATCGTCGGCGGCCGCCTCACCGACAAGAACGGCATCCCCACGAAGGCCAACCGCGGCACCAACAAGCCGACAACCTCGGTCGTCGTCGAGCAGGCCCGCAGCGCCGTCAAGGCCGCTGTCGAGGGCGTCAAGCGCACCGCCGTCAAGAAGAAGGACCCGAACGTCGAGATCATCAAGACCTCGAGCGGTGCCACCGTGCGGCGCGTCAAGGTGAGCGCATGAAGAACAAGCGCGCCATCTACCGTGCGCGCTGCCGCAACTGCGGCGGCCCGCGCATCCGACGCGCGCTCCGCGTCTGGCTTCTGAGGCTCCTCTGATGGACATCATTCTCGTCTGGGTCCTCGTCCTGCACTCGTGGGACGGTGGCATGCTGAAGATCGACAACATCGCCGACTACGACAGCTGCGACCGCATGCTGCGTCGGGCGATCGCTTCTGCCGCTGACCGCCGTGATGGCACGGGCAGAACCATCAACGGCACCTGCACTCAGATGAAGCTGCTTGTTCCCAAGGCGGCGTCCATCAACGTGCTGCCGGCCTCAGCGCCGGCTCCCACGATCAAGAACTTCGTGGTCATCAAGGAGAAGAAGTGATGGCGCAGATCACCATCGAGCTGGTTCCGCTGCCGATCCCCACGGCGTTTCCGGTCAAACACAAGCCCGGCCGACGCCAGGATGGGTTCCATGCCGCGCACCTGAAGATCACCGACCTCAGCGAGGAGACCATCAACTCGCTGTGCGACGAGCTGCGGCGCAACATGCTGCAGGCCGCCGGCCTCGTGAGGATGCCTCCCCTCGAGGACGCCATGGATCTCGTGCGCACTGCCAAGCAGGGCGACTAACCTGCACAAGGTGAGCCCGAAAAGCCCACCCTGTGCTACAATGAACGTAAATACAGAGCCGACAGCGAAGAAGCTGAAGGCAGTCACCAACCTAACGGAGAGTTCCGTATGGCGCAAGTACATCTTCTCTACAAGACTACATGTCTACCAACCGGTAGATACTACGTAGGAATGCACACGACCACCAACCCAAATGATGGGTACATGGGGTCAGGCATTTTCATCACCCGCTCCCTCAAAAAGTACGGTAAAACTGCGCATCGCTTTGAGATTCTCGGTACCTACGAGACACGGCAGCAACTCAAGGAAGCCGAGAAGAGTGCCATCACCACCGAGATGCTCAACGACGGATTGTGCATGAATGTCGCACCTGGTGGAGGAGGCGGCCGGCTTCCAGGGTTCAATCACACCGAAGCAACCAGGCGCAAAATCGGGCAGAAGAACAGAGAACGAGACCCCAGCGTCAATGAGCAGATCTCGGCTGCCCTGACTGGCAGAAAGAACCCTCTTCACGCTGCGCGTCAGCTGTCTCGCTTCTCCGATGTTCGTAATCACCCGCGTACGAAGACCTTCGTGCTTCAATCTCCTGAAGGTGAAGCGTTCACGTTCGTGGGAGTTGATGCCCTATCTGACTTCTGCACCCAGAAGTCACTATCTCTAGGCGCGCTACTGAAGAACAAAGGAGCAGCAGTTCAGTTGACGCCGAAGCTCAAAACCGTCGGCAAGAACACAGTTGGTTGGCAAGTGGGAGAACAAGCATGAAGGATGTATCCGTGTACATTGGGAGGTTCAACCCCTTCCACAGCGGTCACGCCCACGTTCTGAAGCGCGCGCTCGAGACCTCGAAGCTGGTCATCGTTCTCGTCGGTTCCAGCGGCCAGGCCCGCAGCCTCAAGAACCCGTTCACGTTCCAGGAACGCCGCTCGATGATCGAGAAGTGGCACATGGGCATCAACGGTGAGCATGGCGCCCTCCGCATCCTGCCGATCCGCGACTATCCGTACAACGACACACTCTGGATCCGGCAGGTGCAAAGCACCGTCAAGGAAGCGATCGCCGAGTACAACTTCGGTGACATCGACGCGCACCTCTCTGACGTCTATCTCACCGGCTCCGATCGCGACGAATCCACTTGGTACCTGCAGTCCTTCCGTCAGTGGAAGCAGGACCTCGTCGAGCCGTACCGTGAAGATGGCTCGCTCAACGTCAGCGCGACCCAGATCCGTGACTGGCTCTTCACCAACACCGACATCGAGCTGCAGGGCAAGATGGCGAAGATGATGCCGGCCTCCACCCTCAAGTTCCTGTCGAGCTGGGTGCAGAGCCACTCGGCCGCCTATGAGAGCCTGAAGCAGGAGTACCGCTTCATCGAGAAGTACAAGAAGGACTGGTCGGCGGCGCCGTACCCGGTCACCTTCACCACTGTCGACGCGGTCGTCGTGCAATCGGGTCACGTGCTCGTCGTCAAGCGCGGTCACCAGCCTGGCAAGGGTCTCTGGGCTCTGCCTGGCGGCTTCCTGAACCAAGGCGAGAAGCTGCGCGATGGCGCCGTGCGTGAGCTGGTGGAAGAGACGGGCATCCGCCTCGCCATCGGCAAGAACGCGAAGGAAATCACGAGCAACATCCTCAAGGGCTCGATCCGCGACTACGAGGTCTTCGACCACCCCGGTCGGAGCCTGCGCGGTCGAACCATCACGACGGCCTTCTACTTCCGCCTCGACGACACCAAGCCGCTGCCGCCGGTCTCCGCAGGCAGCGAGGACGCCGACGCGCCGGACGAGATCCTCGACTGCAAGTGGATCACCGTCGACGAGGCCCTCGAGCGCACCGACATGTGGTTCGAGGATCATGCGGCAATCTTGGAAACCATGATTGGGGGCAAGGATCTATGAGCGCAGTTGTTCATGTGCCAGCGCGTCATGCCGAAGCCCTTCCCCTGTTTACCGCAGTGCGGGCAAATGAGAGGGCGGGCGCCGTTGACAGCGCCATGCTTGCGTCCTATGTTGGCAGCGCTTGTGCGAACAGCGTCGGTGACACCATGACCGATCATCTTGGCGCTAAGAGCAGCATTGCGCTCCGCTGTGTGCTTCTTGCCGGTGAAACCCAACGAGGCTCGTCCTCCAGGTGTGATGTTGTAGAAGCGACGCGATCGAACGGCATCATGCTCAGCAATGAAATGACGTTCTGCCCAGTCCAGATCTTCGGCGGTGAAAGCCTCAAACAGCGTCTCCCGTTTGAAGGCAGTGATGCCGTTCTTCTTGACCGCCCTCTTGATTGCCTTCCCGCTGCCGAAGTAGGTGTCACGCATCACCTCTCGGTAGTGGGTCTGACCGATGTACATCATCCCGTTCTTCAAGTTAGTGGTCAGGTAGACCAGTCCGTAGGGCTTCATTCAAGTACCTCCAAGATCACCACGCTATTTACGCACCAGGGCAACCTGGCTTCCATCAACCCGCTCCACCCTCTCGGCCACAGGGCGTGAGTACATCCACTGGCCACAAGGAGAACCGTATGAACTTCCCAGGTGCTGACAAGCTGCTTTCCCGAATGTTCCGCCGCGCCGATGGCGTCGTGTGGGACCTCATGACCGGCAAGATCGGTGTCCAGACCGATGAAGGCATCGCCACCCTCGAGGGTACCGGCGAGGACGCCACCATCAGCCTGAACCTGCTCGACGACTTCGGCATGGCGCTTCCCGCCTTCGCCCAGGCCACGCCGAAGAACGGCGTCCAGGTCGGCGACATCATCTACCGCGGCGCCCGCAACAACATCGCGTGGGTCGTCGAGAAGAAGGAAGACGGCGACAAGGTCAAGTTCAAGCTGCTGAAACCGAACGGCGAGACCGCCTCGTGGACCCCGCCGAAGGTCCAGCTGATGGGCTTCGAGAGCGGCGTGATGGTGCTGCGCTCGCTGGTGAGCATGCTCCCCGGCGGCCAGGGCGACCTCGGCGCGATGCAGAACATGCTCATGCCGATGATGCTGATGGGCGGCCTGGACGGTGAAGCCACCGACAAGATGATGCCGTTCCTGCTGATGCAGATGATGAACGGCCAGGGCCAGAACGCCGGCGGCATGGGCAACATGATGCAGACCATGATGCTCATGAGCATGATGAAGGGCGGCGGTTCGCCGTTCGACGCGCTCACCGGCGGCAAGAAGACCGGCGGCAGCAGCCCTTTCTCGAGGGGCTGACCGACACGCGCGACGCGGGCGAGGCCTACCTTCACGGGCTCAGGCCTCTCCGCGGCGGATCAGCTCTAGAGGGCGTAACCATCGTCGGGACGAAGTACTGTCCTGGCGCGTTCGACTACCTCATCAAGGTGTCGAAGGTAACCAACCACAACGAGCGACCCGAGCAGTGCGTCTTCCTGGTGGCTGACAGCAAGTCCAACGACGTCGTGCTGCACAACGGCAAGATGCGGCTTGGGTCAGTCGCCGAGAACCAGCGAGAGGCGGTGCGCAAGATCATCGACGCGCTGGGTGAGGAGACCGGTCAGGACCAGGTGCTGGTGTGCTTCATGCCGTACGTTGACCGCAACTCGGAATGGCAGATCAGGACCGGCAGCTCGTTGAAGGTGGTGCCAACGCACCATGTCTACGAGCGACTGGCTCGCAAGTTCTCAGACAAGTATCGAAAGGAGTGACCCACCATGGGTAACGCAAGATGGGATGACAGCGCGTACAGCACGTACGCCAAGACCACCAACTACCGCTCAGCCAGCCGCGACGAGGTCTTCTCACACAGCGTGGACGAGAAGATGGACCCGCGCAACGTGAAGGTCGGCAAGGGCGAGCGCAAGGGCCTGCAGCTCCGCGAGAGCATCATCAGCGAGCACAACCCGAACCCGACGCCGATCATCCTCGGCCTCGACGTGACGGGCTCGATGGGCGCCGTGGCCGAGCAGATCGCCAAGACCGAGCTGCCGAAGCTGATGACCGAGATCCACGCCACCGGCGTCGTGACCGACCCGCACGTGATGTTCATGGGCATTGACGACGTGTTCGTCACGGCACACGGCGCGCTGCAGGTTTCGTACTTCGAGCCGGACCTGAAGATCGTCGAGCAGCTGCGCAAGCTGTGGCTGGTGAACAACGGCGGTGGCAACGGCTCCGAGTCGTACGACCTGGCCTGGTACTTCGCCGGCCGCTACACGTACCTCGAGAACTTCGAGAAGACGGGCAAGCCTGGCTTCCTGTTCACGTTCGGCGATGAGCCGGTGCCGTACCAGCCGGTACCGCCGCACCAGCTGGCGAAGGTGTTCGGCCCAGGTGACTACGAGACGATGACGCCGGAAGCGAGCCTGCGCCTGGCACAGGAGAAGTTCCGCGTGTTCCACGTCTCCGTCGAGAAGGGCGGCTACAACCTCCGCGGTTGGGACAGCCTGCTCGGCAACAACCACCTGTACCTCCGCGACACGCGCTACCTGACCGACGTGGTCCTGGCCACGATGCGCATCGCCAACGGCGCCGACATCCACGAGGTGATCGCAGAGAGCACCTGCAAGGAAGCCCTGCGCCACGCGTTCAAGAACGCGCTGAAGGGAAGCTGATCATGGGCTGCAAGTCATGCTCTACCCAGCCGCGGATCGTCGCCTACAAGGTGCTGTTCGGCACGATCGACACGCTTCAGCGGCGGGTAGAAGAGGCGCTGGCCGAGGGCTTTCAGCCGTTCGGCGGCTGCACCATCAACGACCGCGTCGTCTATCAGGCGATGGTGAAGTACGAAACGCCGCTCTCTGGAGAATGGTGAAATGAGTGAAGTGTGGAATGGGTCTGACGCGTACGTTGTCATCGGTGCCGGTTTCGGCGACGAGGGCAAGGGCTTGATGACGGACTACCTGGTGCGCCGCACTGGCGCCGACAGCGTGCTCCGCTTCAACGGCGGCGCTCAGGCCAGCCACACTGTCACGACCCCTACCGGGCTGCAGCACATCTTCAGCCACCTGGGAGCAGGCACCTTTGCAGGTGCTCGCACCATTCTGGGGCCTCGCTTCATCATCAACCCATACCTCCTGCAGTCCGAGCTTCGCAAGCTGCAGGCGGTGGGCTACTCACCTGAGATCGTGGCAGATGCCGACGCACCTGTCACCACGATCTTCGACATGGCGATCAACGCCACCGCTGAGATCATGCGCGGTGCTGGTCGTCACGGTTCGTGCGGCATCGGCATCAACGAGACCGTCACGCGCCACTCATCTTTCCCGCTGTTTGCTAGCGACATCGCGCTGGCAAGCGTGCAGTCGCTCTCCAAGAAGATGCAGCAGATCCACAGCGAGTGGGTCCCTGCACGGCTCAAGGCCCTTGGTCTGGACGGCGTCAGCGAGGAGATCATCCTCAAGACTGGCGACGTGCTGCGCAACGACAACTACGAGCAGCACGCGCTCATTCTCAAGCAGGGCTTCAACAACATCGCGATCGCCTCGTACGACACCGAGCTGTCCTACGACATGGACCTGTGGTCGCCGTCGAGGCCGATCGTCATGGAAGGTGCGCAGGGCCTGATGCTCGACGAAGAGTTCGGTCTGTTCCCGCACGTCACGCGTTCGCTGACTGGATTGAAGTACGCGATGCAGGCAGCTGAGCGCCTGTGGGCATCAAGCATCCAGCCCGTGTATGTCACGCGCTGCTACGCCACCCGCCACGGGGCAGGTCCTCTCCTTCACGATGGTGAGGTGTTCACTGAGCGCACCATCGTTGAGACCACGAACGTTACCAACCAGTGGCAGGGCACCATTCGCTTCGCGCCGCTTCACCTCGGCGAGCTGCGTCGGTTCATCAAGGCAGACCTCGAGCGAGCTCGCGAGACCCAGCTGTACACTGACCTGACTCTCGAGGACCCGGTCATCGCTGTTACATGTCTCGACCAGGTGGGTCCGGAAGTCGTGATGTACGACAATGACGGCCAGAGGCGCGTCATTCCAGCCAGTGAAATCGTTACATTCATCGAGGGCCAGCTCGGTTACCGGGTTGGTTACAAATCTTTTGGCCCGACCTCAGAGGATGTTGTCTCTGTGGCCGGGGTTGGTGTATAATAGCACCATGCGGTAAGGCAACGGCCGCACGTTCTCGTTGCCAGCTGGGTCAAAGAGACCCGGCAAATGGATAGAGGAGCTCTACCATGTCAGTACGAACCATTCTGGCCCCCAAGGCCACCGACATCGCGTGGACCGCCGAAGACGAGCTGATCATCAGCATCATCTTCCGCACCGACAGCTACAAGTTCACGCACCCCTTCATGTTCAAGCAGCTGCAGAAGCGGCTGGCCAAGCGAGGCGCCAAGGTCGTCGGCATGTCCAGCTACGGCGAGGCACGCGTTTCGAGCCAGGTCAAGGTGACCATGTTCGGCATGCAGATGCTGCTCGCCAAGTTCTTCTCCAAGCCGATCACGATGGCGCACATCGACGCCGCCGAGAAGTTCGCGCTCGCCCACTTCGGCCGCCCGCTCTTCGCCCGCGCCGACTGGGAGAAGGTCGTCACCGAGTACGGTGGCATGCCTCCCCTGATCATCCGCGCCCTGCCCGAAGGCACCGTCACACGCGGCGGCATCCCGCTCTACAGCGTGACCTGCCTCGACGAGGACCTCTTCTGGATGTCCAGCGGCTTCGAGACCATCATCCTCCGCGGCGTCTGGTACCCGACCACGATCGCCTCGCTCGACCGCGACACGCGGCAGGAGCTGAACCGCTTCTACGCGCTAGGTGCAAGTGCCGAAGCTTCGCCGGCCTTCGCCCTCCACGACTTCGGTGGCCGCGGCGTTTCCTGCGGTGAACAGGCCGAGATCGGCGGCGCCGCTCACCTCGTCTCGTTCATGGGCTCGGACACCGTCGAAGGCGTCCTCGCCGCCAACTTCTACTACGACAGCCCGATGTCCGCCTTCTCGGTGTTCGCCACCGAGCACAGCGTCGAGTGCTCGTTCGGCCTGGACGACGAAGGCGAGGAAGCCTACCTGCGCGCCCTGCTGGCCAACGCTGAACCCGGTACGATCGTGTCGATCGTCATCGACGGCAAGGACATGTGGCGCTGCGCAGAGAAGCTCTGCTCGCCCGAGTTCGTGGAGCTGATCCGCGCCAGCAAGGCGAAGGTCGTCTTCCGTCCCGACAGCGGCGACATGCTGGAAGTCGTTCCCCGTCTGATCCGCCTGCAGGACGCCGCCTACGGCCACACGGTCAACGCCAAGGGCTACAAGGTCATCAACTGCGTCGGCATCATCTACGGCGACGGCGTCGATCGCCTGAACATGCTGACGATGCTCGGCAACCTGATGGCCATGGGCTACTCGCCCGAGTGCATGGTCTTCGGCAGCGGCGGTGCTCTCCTGCAGAAGGTGAACCGCGACACGCTGAAGTTCGCGCAGAAGGGTTCGGCCCTCCTGATCCGCGAGGCCGACGGCACCGAGCACTGGCTCGGCATCGCAAAGGACCCGATCACCGACCCTGGCAAGAAGTCGAAGGAAGGCCTGATGACCGCCGTGCAGTGGAAGCTGACCGGCGAATGGGCCGCCGCCCGCCTGGACACGGGTCCGCTGAGCGACGAGTTCGAGGACAAGCACCAGCTGTCGTACTACCTGGGCCAGCTCTACAACAAGAGCAACCTCGACCAAGTCCGCGCCCGCGCTGCCTGACCATGCGGAAGCTGAGCGTTCCTGGCAAGGTCATCTTCGTGGCCATGCCGACCAAGGGCAGCGCAATGCGGGAGAGCGCCCAGACCGGGCGCCTCTACTCGCACGTCTACGCGGCCATGGCCAAGCTGCACGAGAAGTACCCTGACCACACGTTCACGGCGCCGATGGTGCAGGACTACATGCTGCTCCCGCACCTCAGCGCCGACCCGACGTGGGAGGTCTGGGGTGACCGCTGCCGTCGCCTGATCGAGCGCTGCGACGAGGTGTGGGTGCTGATGTTCGAGGGGTGGACCAAGCCGGTCTACACCATGGACAGCACCTACAACACGTCCAAGGGCGTGCGCGGCGAGCTCGAGCACGCAGTCCGGCACCGCAAGCCGGTCTGCTTCATTGACCCAACGGGGATCTGATGGACCGCCAGCTCTACCCTGACGCGCTACGAGCAATCTCGCTTGGCCGCATCGTCATCTTCCACTTCTTCGGCTGGCAGCTGCTGACCTACTTCCCCTCGCTCGGCGTGATGTTCGCGCTGGGCGGGTGGTTCATCGCGCTGTCGCTGAACGAGCGGCCCGTTGGGCAGGTGCTCATTCAGCGGCTGGGTCGCCTGCTGCCGACGTGGTGGCTGTTCGCGCTTCTCTCCCTCATCGCCGGTCTCTTCTTCGCGCGCGGTGCCGGCATCGAGCTCCAGCCAACGCTTGCGTGGTTCCTTCCGCTGGAGCGCGTCACCTGGAACCTCGACAACGCGGTTGCGAACGACGCCACCGTCGTGACGTGGTACATCGCGGCCTACATCTGGCTGCTCCTGCTGTCACCGCTCCTGCTGACCTTCTTCAAGCGCCTGTCGTGGGTGCTCGTCTTCGGCTGGCTGTTCGCGTTCCTCGCGTACGTCACCCTGGTTCCTGATCCGCATGAGACGCTGCGCGGTGAGACGGCCTTCAACGTCCTGACGTTCGGCGCCTGCTGGCTGCTCGGCTTCGCGAAGGCGACCGGCAAGCTGGATGAGCTCAGCAGCTGGGTGAAGTACGTCGTGTTCAGCGTCCTCGCGCTGGCCTCGATTGGCCTGACGTACGAGGAGCTGTCGCTCACTGGCAACCCGACTGCCCAGGCGCTGCTCTCGTTCGGCACCGCCTTCCTCCTGCTCTCGTTCAACCCCTCGCTGGGAGCTCTGCCGAGCTGGTCGAAGGGCGTCATTCGCTTCGTCAACACGTACGCGGTGACCATCTACCTGTTCCACAACATCCTGATCGACGCCTCGTTTGAGGTCGGTGCCTTCTTCCATGCCTACGAGGTGGCCGGCGCGGTTGGTCTGCCGGAGCTCAGCTCACAGATCGGCGGCTGGATCTGCTTCGGCTGGCTGCTCGTCCTGCTGTACATCGCCTGCAGGGCGCTTGGCATCATCGAGACGCGAAACTGGCTCGGCGGCGGACTTCGCGCGCCCATCATTCACCGTTCAAAGGAGCGTCATGAGCAAGCCGTTCTCTCCTGAAGAGGCCCTCGCCTCAAGGGCATCCGTCATTCCTGACTTCGTCATCAACGCCGTCAACTCGCTGCTGGCGGCGCGGTACAGCGGCAGCTCCTGCCAGATCGAGCAGAAGGAGATCATCGAGGCCATCAAGGACGAGGCAGCCAAGCAGGGTCTGACGGTCACGATGGACTGGATCTTCGAGAAGAACTGGCTGGACTTCGAGCCGCTGTACGAGAAGGAGGGCTGGAAGGTCGTGTACGACAAGCCGGGCTACTGCGAAAGCTACAGCCCGTTCTTCATCTTCAGCAGGCGCTGATCAACCTGCGATCAGGGTTGTACTGCCGGCTTCATTCGGTGTAGAATGGCACCATGGACCTATCCCACTCCTATCGCACCACCCTTTCTCGCATGCCCGACCTGACCTTTGGTGAGGACAAGTCGGACTACGCTCGGCGCTGCATCGCCTGGGCGCGCGAGGAAGGGATCGGTTCGATGGAGGTGGTCCGCTGCGTGAACATCAAGTGGCAGGCCTGGGAGGTGCAGCGCCTCATCGACGAGCTGGACGATGGCTCCAAGAACCCGCTGCATGAGGCCGTCATCCTTCTACTTCGACACACCTTCATCCCATGATCTACGACGTCACCGTTTACCCAGAGGCTGCCGAGAAGGAGCTGCTGTGGGGCGCCAAGCCGGGCACGGTCACCGTCGCTCCGCTGTGGCGCAACACCGGTTCCATGCTCTGGACCGATGAGCCGCTGCTTCCGGCTGACCACGCACCGGCAAGCCTGACGATCAACACGAAGGCGGCGCGCCACGTGTTCGCTTGTCCCAAGCTGGTCTGGATCAGCCACACTGGAATGCTGCTGTCGGCGTTCAGCGACGAGGGTCCAAGCGGCACGATCCGTCGGGCCTCGCGCGTCTTCGTTCTGCTGGAGGCCGCATGAGCGACATCATCAGCCTCTACGAGGACTACGTTCGGGCGTGGAAGCGCGGCACCAGCATCCACGAGGGGCTGCAGGACAAGATCGACGCGGCGTGGAACGCCATCAAGGCCAAGTACCCGCACGTCAAGTGGAACGCCATTGGCGATGAGGTCGGTGCCGGTTGGTGGGGCATCCTCGACACCCTGCTCGCTGAGCTCGACGCGATCATGGAGCTGCACCCTGGCTACGTGCTCACGGTGCGCCAGGTGAAGGAGAAGTTCGGCGGCCTGCGCTTCTACTACGACCTCTGGGCCGTAGGTGAGAGCCACGTCTACAACCCAGATCGACCCGAGGACCCGGTCAAGGTCGCCCTCGGCGACGAGATCTACGCCCGCGTAAGGCAGGCCGAGGACAAGGCAAGCAAAACGTGCGAGTGGTGCGGTGAACCAGGCAAGTCAGGTGGTGACGGCTGGATCAAGACGCTCTGTGAGAAGCACCACCAGCTGCACAAGAGGAAGTGACATGGACGAACACGACACCGTTCCAATGGAGCTGAGCTGGCCTGAGCTGGATGCCAGCGCCATCAGCGACGAACCCGAGCAGGTGCATGGCTTCAAGGACACGCGCGCCGGCGAAGCGGTGTTTCGCCGCCAGGCATCAGCGATCGCCGAGCTGGCCAAGTCCGCCCCGTCGCTCCACCGGCTCGTCACCGACCTCTGGGGCACGAAGGAGCTGGACGACGCCTTCGGTCGCTGGCTCATGTCGGAGCCGCGGCTGCCGACCGCCGTTGCCGAAGCGCTGCTGCACCTCAGCGAAGTTCACGGCCGCACCCACAACTTCCTTGTCCGCCCGTAAATACCTCTGAGCAGATACTCAGAGGAGCGACCGCTTGAAGGTCATCTCAAAGCGAGCCCGTGCAGCCAAGCGTGTGATGGAGGTGGAGATCTCGGTAGAGCGGTCCACCTCATATGGCGTGATTGTCACGGACGTGGGGGTGGCCAGCGATGCTGAGATCGAGCGTGCACGACGCGTTCTCGAGGAAATCAGGCGGCAGCTTGAGAGATCAGGAAGGATCATTGTACCATGGTGTTGAGCGAGCTCCATGAGGAGAACGACTGGGTCGAGCGCCTGAAGGCGAGCGGCTTCGTTAAGGACGTGCACGCTGAGAAGAACTCGGGCAACGTCAACCTGTACGGCACGACCGACGGTGGCGTGAAGTTCATTGTCAGCGCCATCGGTCCTCGCGCCCACCTCACGGTGCACGGCCAGGACATGGGGCGGGTCGCATCGCCAGCTGACGTGATCGCCGTCATCAAGAAGGCGAACGCCGACCCTGAAGGTTGGCGCAAGGAGCAAGGCATCTAACAACCTGTTGTTGCGGGTGTACATTGGCCTCAAGCTGGTGTAGAATGCAACTATCGTCGTAATTCGGACTGAATTGAAGGCTTCTGGACGCGGGTTCGATTCCCGCCAGGTCCACCACAGAGTGCTTCCGCTAGAGCACTGCGTCATGGGCCTGACCTGGTTTCGACAGGGGTGCGGAGAGGATGATACGCGACGGGAGAGTCGACCGACCTAATCGGCGAAAAACCAAGTATCTGCAAACGATGCTTACTTCGTGGCTCCGGCAGTTTCGGCTGCACGTGAGCTGCGCCTAGCGGCGTAAAACACGCGGGGCACTGATCGCACCCGTCCAAGAATGAGATCCCTCGGCCTCCTCGTGAGGCCGTTGTAGCTTCTGGCCCACGCCGAAACCAACCTGCAGATGTTTACACCCCTGCTTCGCCCTCCGCTCTAAAATAGCTCATGTGCCAAAGGAGCGCTCCCATGACCATCCGCCGCCTTCTCATTCTCGCGGTCCTTTCAGGACTTGCATTCATGGCGGTAGCCTGGGCGCAGGGAGGTCGAGCGCGGATGCCGAACACTCCCTTCAAGTTCGACACGCGCATCGCTATCACGGATGAGGTGGCCGTGGATGTGGCCTCTGAAACCTTGGCAGCCGCGGACATCAACGATAACCACCTCGTGGGTGGCATCATCCGCATCACCGTGTTCAAGGGCACGGCGCTTCCTGAGGGAACAGCAACCACCTTCGTCAACGCTGTGGTTGCGAACTGCGACAGCGGTAAGGTGATGGTGCTCGGCGCTACCGCCTTTGCACCGGACGGCAAGCTGCTCAAGAAGGACCTGAGCACGCACCTCTTCGGGGTTTCTGACCAACCCACCCCGACGACGGTTACACACGCCTACCTCTGCAGCGTGGCAAAGGCGCCTCCACTGCAAAAGAGTAACCCTCCCCCAAGTTACAAATCCTTCTGGCTCTGAGGCGCCGGTTGGTGTATAATGGCTCATACGCGCCGGTAGCTGAGTGATCTAGCGGAGGACTCTAAATCCTTGTCTACGTGGGTTCGATTCCCACCCGGCGCACCAACAGGAGCAGTGATGAAGACCGAACTGACCCCGTCCGAACGACAACACGCGCTGGCTCTTGACCGCCTCTTCACCGGAGGTCGCTCCACTCCTCAGTTGCAGGCCTCGGCCGTTGCTCACGTGGAGACCTTCAAGCGGCTTGTGTCTGTCAAGCCCGCGCCGCGCGTCTACTCGGACGGTCGCGGTTCCAACGGGCTCTACAGCTGGCAGACCTCACCCTGGGACTGAACACAATTCTCGAGTAGCTCAGCTGGTTAGAGCGGCGGTCTCTAAAACCGTTGGTCGTGGGTTCGAGCCCCACCTCGAGAGCCAAACACCATGAAGACAGCACCTGGCCTTTCACCCCTCTGGCAGCAGCCGTCTCGGGCGGTCATCCGAAGCACGCCCAACGAGGCGCGCGTGCTGCTCGCTCTGGCTCGGGTGCTTCGTCAACCTGCGCAAGCTCAACACGCCGAGCGCGCAGCAGTGTAAGATACATCATCGACTGTAAATAGTTCAGCCACCCAATCAACAACCCGTGAGGACGCCATGAAGGCCTAGGTTCCCAGCAAGTCGTATCTGTATGCCATCTCTCGCCGCGATATCCCCATCGCGCAGCAGGCTATTCAGGCAGGCCACGCCGCCATCGAGTATGCCTACCAGCACGGTCGCCCTGCCGACCACCTCGTCACCAAAGTTCCCTCTGCGAACTTCCTTCGACGAGTTTCAGCAATCTTCCGCTTCGTCTCCTCTGAACGCTTCCCACCAGTAAGTGCTGCCTTGATTTTGGCCCGCCTGGGTGCATCACGTTCTGCGTCGTTCAAGCGATCGCTCATCTGCTGCTTGAACGCTTCTGTCTTTGGTACCCCTTCTTGTGCTCGACTGATGTTGGCACGATGCTCGTCGGTGAGCGTGCGGCCAGTGAGTGTAGCGGAGACGGCGACCGCGTACGCCTCACGCACACGCTTGAACACGCGTGAGTTGGGAACATGTGTCTTTGACGACACCGTGCGCTTTAGCGCGTACAACATCTTTCGTCGATTTGCACCCTCTGTCATGCGAGTGAGCAGCATGTGGGCAACGAAGTGCTCGCGTGCTGTCAATCGAACAAGATTGGCCTTGGTGTTAGGCCCACCAAGCGACTTGGGTATAACGTGGTGCCATTCGCCGTACCCGCTGAACATCTCAGAGCGCCTCTTGTCAACGAGCGCGTGATACCATCGAGCATACTTGTTGGATAGGAACATGAAGAACTACCTCTACGCAATCTCAAGGAAGGACATTCCGCTGTCTCAGCAGGCCATTCAGGCGGCGCACGCTGGCATCGAGTATGCGCGTATTTACGACATGGAGACATCTCCCTCCTACATTCATCTAACCTGCCGCGACCAGCACCAGCTGGAACAGCTTCGCTCTGCGCTGTCCGAGCGAGGCATCGTCACCTCCGAGTTCCATGAGCCCTATCAAGACTGGGGTCTCACGGCAATCGCCTGTCTTCTCACTGAGGAAGATCGGCACCACCTTTCCCATCTTCGCCTTTGGAGCACCAAATGAACGAGCACATCAAGACCGCCATCTCCGCCGCCCATTAGGGCATTAGTACGAAGATAGCGCCCCGCGCGCTGTCAGCACTTGAAGATAGCATGCGCGCCTGTGAGCAGGCGCCTGGACTGAGCGTGCTCGAGCACGGCCATCAGGTTGACCGCAGGTTCAAGGACCTGATCGGTTCCCGCTCTCTGGAGTGGAGGCTGCCTGACTGGTCCATTTCACATGGTGACAAGCTCCTCGAGCTCTGTCCCAGTCTCGACACGCTGTCCGAGTACCACATCTACCACGATGTGGGCAAGCCGTTCTGCCTCACCATCGACGCTGAAGGCAGGCGGCACTTCCCTGACCATGCCACCATCTCCTCGGCCATCTGGGCTGCCAGCGGCGGTTCGCCTCTTGCTGCGCGCCTGATGAAGCACGACATGGACCTGCACCTCCTCAAGCCGAGCGAGGCCACGTCCTATCCCCACCTCGACATCGCGCCGGCCCTGCTGCTGACGGCGCTGAGCGAGATCCACGCGAATGCTGAGATGTTCGGTGGCATGGAGAGCACGTCCTTCAGGATCAAGTGGAAGTGCCTCAACAAGATCGGCAGTCGTCTCATCCCTCTCATCCTCAAGGAGCAATCATGATGTATCCATTCAATTCCAAGGAAACCTACCTGCAGGCCCGCAAGGACTGGACCGAGTACTACCAAGAGATCGCGGCCCGCATCCGCAAGACCAAGCTCGCCCTCAAGGAAGAGGAGCGCAGGACCGGCTCCACCTACAAGTGGTACGACCTCAACTCAGACCGTGAGGACGCGCGCAACGCCCTCGCCGAGCTGCAGGAGATGAAGGACGAGGCGCACCGCCAGTGGAAGGAAGCTCGCAAAGTTTGCGCAGGTTGAGCCTCCCGGCCGTGATAAATATTGGTGAGCGGATGCTTCGGGTCCGTTCACCAAGCGGGTTGCCTTCGGGGACCCACATCACACAACTTGCTTCTCAGAAGGAGTACCATCATGGCACGTATGTTTGCGCCTCTCTCTTCCTCGTTCCTCGGCTTCGACTCGTTCTTCAGCGAGCTCGAGCGCATGCTCGACATGGCCTCCAACTCGTCCCTGCAGGG